GTAATAGGCTATGCCGTAGTAGTCAATACCGTAACGTGACATTAGCTTAGAATTCCACCACTAGCATTTACAGTAACAGAACCTACGCCTGTGCTATTTCCACTAAGCTCGTTGATTGTAGGTATCTCCCCAGTTCCGCAAATGATGCTTCCTACAGTAAGTGCTGTAACAGAGCCACCAGAGCTTGGTGTAGAGGAGACCGTAGGGGCCACTAGAGCGTAGGAGAACGTGTTGCTTGTTACAGCCGTTACGACGTATGTTCCGTTAAACGTTGAGTCAACGTTAGACACTGAAATTGTCTGGCCTACGGTTAAGTTGTGAGTGGCCGATGTTGTTAGGGTAGCAACGTTTGCCGTCAAAGCCTTATTAGTAATTGAGAACGTCTGGTCTTGGTCAGCTCTTACCATCTTAATAATTTGCTGAGACGCAATTCCGTCTACCGAGCCAATAGCATTATGTACGTCAGACTGGTAGATAGTGTCACCAAACACAACGTTATCAATGTTGAACAGGTTATTGATTGCTGAGGTTACGTTAGCAATAACTGAGGACTGGCTATAGGTAGGCAGAACAGTTAAAGCTACAATAATGTAGGCTCCCACATACTTTGGTGGTTGAAACGTAATTGTTGTGTTTGCTGGCGCTTTATCTACAAGATAGCTCTGTATAGAAGGCACAATATTATTAAACACGGTTGTAGGAGTGGCATTATCTGAGCCGACTCCAGGGTCACCCGTAGGTGCTATGTACAAGGTAACAGAAGAATAAACGCTTGCTGCTGCAACCGCTTTTGATACTCCAGTAACTTGAACAGCAAGATAGGCGTAGTCAGTTAAAGATACAGCTCGGTTAATCGCACGAATACTTAATGGCGCATTAATTCGAATTGAGTCGGTGCTTTCTGGGTCAGCGCCGCCAGTAGCAGCTCCGTCTCCAGCAAGACTAACATCTTGGTTAAGTACAGATAGACCTGCTGGAGTAGTTCCAGACGGCCACTTAACAATGTACTTAATAGTGCCAGACGCCACGTTACCTATTACGCCACCGCCAATTCGGTAAGTAGCATAAATTTGAAGTCCGTTTGGCGGAATTCGACCGCTAATTCCATCGCCAAATTCAATGTAAGTAACGCCGTTAGCATTAGTAGTTGCGGTGTAGACAGGAGAGTAACCACTTGAATCAATCAAGTAAGGGACCTGCTGGTACTGAACTCCGCTTACAGTGACCTTGATACTGCCGCTAATAACAGAGTGGTTAGCTAGTTGATACTGCTGGTAAGGAGAGCCATTAGAGGTGCCAATAATTTCATTACTAACCGTCGTTCCTTGAGTAGCAGCTACTGTAGCTGAGCCGTTAGTTGAACCAGACTTTGCTGGGACCGTAACAGCTGTATTAGTTTCAAAGATAACCTGGGTGCTAGTTGAGTTAGCAACAAGGGCTGTTGCTACCTGAGTGAGCGCTGGCACTGTAATAGGGGAGGCCGTAGAGTTTTGGAAAGTCAAGGTCACACTTGATGCCGTTGACTCTGTTGGGATATAACCCAAAAGGCTGGCAATGTTCAAGACGCTTTGGCGCTGGGTGGCTGTGGTGATGAAGCCTTCGTTTGCGGCCACATCGATGTAGTAATTGAGTATGTCTCCCATGTAGGCAAATAGCTCTACCAAGGTCATGCCTGGGTCTGAAGGGTCTCGGTTTGTCCAGTTAGGGGAGAAGTTAGGTATAAGGCTTGTCATATCAGACAAGATGGACGAGTAATCCCTAGTTGTGTAGTCTATGGATGGTACGTAGTTATTGGTCGCCATTTTAAGCCTCCGAGATTAAATCGCCAGACTGGCTAAGGATAGCAGTCTTGACCACAACAGTGTTGGGGGTACTAGTTGAGCCGTAGTTATAAGTTATAGAAATATTCAACCCGCTAGTCTGAGGGTCGATGTTTCCAGTGACACTAAGTAGGGTTAGGTACGGCAACCACTTTGCAAAGCCAGCCTGGATGTTTTGCTCAATAACGGTTAGGGCAGTTCCTATGTTTTCAAATGCCGCGCCGCGGATATTTGTGCCAAAGTTTGGTCGCATAACCCGCTCGCCAAGTAGCGTCATGGTCATAAGGGTTATTCTGTCTTGGAGAATTTTTGCGGGGTCCGTAGTAGCCGAGACGCCCCCATTTACGTTAAAGCTAAATGGCAAAGAGATAGCTGTGCTTGTCATATTTGTACTCCCATCCATACAGGGTGATTAGGGTCTCCAGCAATAAACATGACCCACACTTTTTGCCCTACGTTAGGGGTTGCATTGTGTGAGCTGTGGGCAGAATTTAAAGTAACAGTATGCGTGTGCGTTCCATAAGTAGCTACGGAGGTAGCGCTAGAGGTAACTGTGTCGGTGTGGTTTAGGTGCGTGCTGTTATCTGTAACTGGGAGGCAGGGTTTAGCCCAATCCGTTTCAGCCTGTCCCAGTATTTGGGGAACCAGCAACTTTATGCGGTATGAGTTTTCTGGGTCATCTGTGCTAGTACAGATGCCTTCGTATATCCCATAGAATCTTTTATCGTATGTCATGGCGTTTTAGCTATCCTATTTAGTATTCGATTTGGTGTCTGAACAACGCTAGATGTAGTTGCGGCTACTGGGTCTAAGCTTTGAGTAGCGGTAACCCAATAAGGTCCGTTAATAATTTGCCCGTTTGTAGTTGGCTTTGCTCGGTTACTTGCTACACCAAAATAACCAGGGTTTTGTGGGCCAAGGTTAATTGACGACTTTACCAACCTTGACTTAGGAGGTTCATTGGTTTGCCGTACATTAGGGATTATAGTTCTAGCTGGTTTCTCATTTGGTTTGACGACTTGTTTTCCGTCGCTCCAAGTAATAGCTGAGCCTAAAGAGTCAGTGCCTACAGTAAGAACGCTTATGTAAGTTTGCGTGTTTCTTTCTGTCTCTTGAATTCTGTGCTCAACGCCAAGTACCGTCCAGTACCCAGTGTAGTGGGCGCCTACTCCATCTAAGTAGACTGGCATATCAGGTCGCAAAGAAGGATTGCCTATTACCTCAGCGGTGCCTCTGTATGGAAATAAGTTTCTGTTTTCCGCAGCTTCTGCTTCATACTGAGCTACCGCTGGGTCTGGCGCAACTACTTCTGTTGCATATTTATCAAAGAACTCGGGCGAAGTTTTTGTCTTTGTGTTTTTTGCTCTAAGTTGTTGGGTCACAGAGATACTAGACACGGTTGACTTATCTACGCCAGAGATAGCCACGGCAGCTTTCATATCACCGTCGTAATCCATAGATTCGCTGACAACTGGCTCAAAAGAATAAATGCTAGAACCGCTAGGGTCGTTGGCTTCTCTAAGAGTAAACACTGGGGCCTCTAAGCGCTTATTTGTATAGTCATAGAGCATAGGCTGAAAGTAAAGCTCAGTGTTTTCTGTGCGAAGACTGTACCCAGCCTGCTTAGCTAGGCGAACGCAAAGCTCCCAGTCCGTATGTCCAGCCTGAGCTACCTGTGGGTAGATTCGTGGATGCGGGACAGAGAAGCAGACAAAGTTGTTTCTCTTAGCTATCTGTTGAACAATAGCGTCAGCGGTAAGGCCTTTGTACACAGTTTGGTACTGGTTCTTCATAACAAAAGACGCGCTAATAGCAACCACTTCAGTTATGTTTATTCCGCTAGTTCTAGATAGATTTATGTGGTGAACGTAGCCATAAAAAGTTCTACTGTTTACTTTATTAGAAAGAGTAAAAGTAATAGGGGAGCCTGATTGAACTGTGTCGTAACTGACTCCCCAGTCCCTAAACTTAATTACCGCAACCTCATGCTCGTACCTATTTTGGTAAAAAGACATAGAGTAAACCTGCTGTGGGGGTACAGAGGTATTTGGAAAGTCTACGGTAACGTAATTAAACATTTGGAATCTTAATTACCGTTCCTGTAGGAATATTTGTAAAGTCACTTATCTCAGGATTAAACTCAGGGATAATCCACCAGTACTCTGGATTTTTGTAATACTTGTACGCCAGTTGGTCAAGGCGCTCGCCTTGAGTGTATACGTGCTCTGTGTAGGTAATCTTAGGCAGCTTAGTAAGCTGGTAGTACACAATAGGGTTAGCGTCACCGTTTACAGTGGTGCTTACAAAGTCAACGGTAGAGTATTCGTATCTAGAACCTTTGTAGATAGTCATTAGATAGCACCTGCCGATTGAGTTACCTGAGAGAATCCAAGGAAAGACATTTGAACCTCAGAGTGAATAGGAATCATGTCTTGAGTAAACATGGTGTGGGCAATAGATATGCTGTCAATCCATCCCACATAGGACAAGCTATCTTTAGTCGGGCCGAACTGAATAGCCACAGCTGTTGGGTTTAAGAAGGCAATATCTGCAGTCTTTTTTCCAAGAGGGTTGGTCCAGTATTGGGTTTGATTATTTTGTACTTGTCCCCAGCCGTTTACCATTCTAAAGATGTACTCAATATCGGCCATAGTTCCAAGGCGTAACAGCTGGTCTAGCTTATCTGCTGCTGTTTCTGGGTTAACTGGGTTAGATGAGCTAACTGAGTTATACCCGCCAGTGTAGTAGGTAGAAGCTATGTTGTTGAGAAGAGCTCGGTCATAGTTTCTGCTCCAAGACTCAGTGTGAGCAGATGATGTTTCTGCCGCCTGCCCAGCATACTTAGCGCAAGCAAAGTCATTAACACGGTCGATGACTATAGAGAACTGAACAGTCTCCATAGCCGTAAATAGACCGCTTAGACCAGCGTAGCTATCGGTTGAGCTTGGCGTAACACTCATGTTACGGCTTAGGCTGTTAGAGATTTGGGTAGGGTTCCACAAGAACTGGAATCCCCAGTTGTTATCAAGAGCGCTTGACTTAGAACTTGAACTACTAGTGCTGGTTGGACTAATAGGAGTATTAATTTCTCCGCCGCCGTTTGCCCCAGCGTAAAACCACATACGAGCTAATCGAAGAGAGTCAGACGCGTTAGTGTATCCAGTAGGAGAGCTCAATGAAGCTGGGTCTATTGGAAGGCTCCACTTATGCGGCGGAAGGTTAAACTTTGCTAAATCCACGGCAAGTAGTGGTTGAGTATTTGCTTGTGGCGCAGGTCCAGTTTTAGTTCCGCCGAACCCATTTTTAATGTTTAATTCATTTAATTGTTTTGCGGTGACATTTGCAGGGCCTTGAAATGAGTAAGGGTTATTTACTGTAGTGTTTCCTTGTTGAAACTCATAGTTTGCAAATTCTTCTTTAAGGATGCGCTTAACTACATCTGGTCTAGCGTTGTATTGAGACAGCGTGTAGCCTTGTGTCTTTAGCCAAGCAACGCCTTTTCCAGAAGTAATTGAGACTGGTGCACTCATTAGCTCTTACCTATCTTAGTGTTTGTCAGCGCCTTTTGGATTGCAGCCGCAGTAGCCGTAGGGCTCTGTGCGCCATTTACGTTAATTGTAACTCCACCATAGTTAACGGTTGTTCCGCCACCAGTGGAACCCAGGCCTTCGGCGGATGCGGCAGCGGCAGCTAAACTTCCAGTAACAGCTGGCGTAGCAGAGACCGCTGAGGAGGACGAACCGCCTGCGTAATGGTTAGCGTCCCACGCAGAGGCCTGCATTGCTTTAAAGAAATCTGCTTGAGATGCCGTTCCATTTTTAAGCAGATTAACTATGTTGGTATAGCCGCGGGAAGCCGCATCTTTTCCAGTAAGAGTTCCTACAGTTGCGGCGACTCCTTGAGCCCAGTTTTGGTAAGCCTGTACGCCACTTCCTGACATTCTGCTGTTAAAGTTAACAGAGCCTGGCATTTGGTAAGATGTATTTAGTGGGTTATAGCTAGCTGTGTTTTTCCAGTTACCGCCTTCCTTGCCCTCCCACATAACAAGGTCAGCTATGTTTTGAGAGGTTAGTGGCGCACCAAGTCCAGCGAGCAATTGTTTAGCAAAGTCTTGTTGACCATATACAGGTCCACCGCTAGCTCTATTTCTTTTTCCTAAAAGGTCATTAGGGATAATAACCCCATCAGTTTTAGGTACAAAGAGCTCTGGTCCCATTTCACCAACAATGTAAGGGATGTCGTTTTGGCCAGTAGGTCCGCCTTGCTTTACGTTACCGCCATCAGCAAAACCAAGTAAGGAGAATAACTTTCCTAGGACCTTGGTTCCTGTACCCATAATTCCGCCCAAAAGACCGCCAGTAAGAGCGTTGCCAAAGCCAAAGACTTTAGTAAATCCGTTTACGGAGTTTTGGAAGTTTGTGACTGCAGTGTTAAATTTAGTAGCGGCATCATATCCACCAGATATAGCCGAGGAGGTATTAGTTAAAAGATTTGTTTGAGCAGCGGTTTGGCTAGCAATATCCTTAACAGTCTGTGTCTGAATACCCGCACCAACAAGCTGGTCTTTAGTAATAGTTCCCAAAGCTTGTCCGCCAAATTGAGCCTTAGCTAAGAGCATATTAGATACCATTTGAACCATAGTGGCATCGCCGTTAAACAAGTTGTTTAACATGTTATAGATACCATTACCAGGTATTAAAGAAGATTGAATAGACTTCTTGTCCGGAGCTTTTCCAGCGTTATATCGAGTTAAATAGTTCCAAATTTCGTCTACTACTTGCGGCAAAGAGAGCATGCTGCCGTTAGCACCGCGCAAATTAATTCCAATAGTACGCAACATGTTTACGGTTCCAGGTGCGTTTAGGTTAGAGCCGATTTCTTGAGTGGCCCCAGTCAAACCTAGTCCAGGAGTAAAGTTAGATGCTTGAGCAGCTCCCTGCATTACTTGATTAAAGTTAGATGCTCCGCTAAGCCCTGTTGCCTGTGCTGCAGCAAGGGCGTTAGTAGTATCCATAGGATTAAGCGCCGTGCCATTTCGCGCAAGAGCCTGCTGAAGAGCTCGAACATTTCCGGTCTGTTGCGCTAATGTGCCCGCATAACCGCCTTGCCCAAAGAAGGCAGAGCGATTAGTTAGGTAGTCCTGCATAACTGCAGTTTGAGTCGAAGGTATTAAATTGCCTATGGCATCAGATATTCCCTGAGCTCTACCTACAGCATTAGAAAACCCACCTGCAGCCGCAGCTACTCGGTTAAATACATTTCCGCCTCCGCCGCCTCCAGCTGTGCCGTTGTCAGCAACTTTATTGGAACCAGCAGTAGTGCCGCCGCCAGCTGAGGTGCGCACTCCATTGTCAGCAACTTTTTCAGAGGGTACACCGCCACCACTGCTTATAGGGTTGCCTTTAGCGTCTACAAGACCAGGGAGCTTTACGCTATTAAGCGAGCGCACCATCTTGTCGATGGCTGGCTGAAGCGTGTTAGTAATGACGTTAGAAAGACCGAGAATATCGTTCTTGATATTAGTAATAGAAACGGACACGTTACCGTTACCGCCCTGGCCTGATAGGTTAAACGCCAGCTTACTGTCGTCCATCAGTACCTCCTATTTCTTTTAGCTCGGTCAATCCAGTTCCAACGTTCTCTGACAGACATGTTTTTAACGTCCGACAAAGGCCAACCAGTAAATGTTCTGGTCAAGAACTCGTACTGGTCTAACAAGTTCTCGTAATCTTTATCGTTATAGGCGAAACAAATCAACAAGACTAAGTGGTAGTGCGACTCCTTCACCACATGCCTTGCAGGTCTTGCTCACCTCCCCAAGGCGTGGGCCTGGGTTACGGTCAATAATTTCTTGAACAATCTTTGAGCGGTCCGCCATACCCAAAGAAAGAACTGTGCTGGCTCCAATAGACGGCTTACCGTTTACCGATAGCACACAGCCAGAGAGAAGAAGAGTGTTGATTTCCGCGGAAGTTTTATCCGAGTTCTCAAGAAGCTTTCTCTGCGTTACTCCAGTAGGAAGAGCTATATCTACGTAACCTTGCTTTGTCTCTACTTTCCATGCTCGGTCCGCGATTGGGTCGTCCATAGTCTTAGTAGGAACGTCTTCATTTAGGTCAATAGATGTTTCTTGCTCTACCCCACAGGATGGGCACTGTATTCTTAGGTCGATAGTTTCGCCAAAAGTAATACGGCGAATACCAATCAAGATGGCGTCGCGGTCACCAGATAACAACTTATCTAGGTCGTCTCTAGTAGCGTCGCGGCCACCAATCTTTACTAAACCACGTTGAAGAAGGATGTTAAGAGCCTTGCCAGTGGTAGACGCTTTGGCAATAGCCTCTTCGTCAACGCCGTTAAGCTCTCGTACTTCTACTGTGGTCACTAGCTCTCCGTTAGGTTCAATGTACCCGCCTGGAAGTTTTACTTCTGGACCAAGAGGGGCCCGAGTCTCAATGAGTTGCTCGGGCTCCTCCATAGCCTTTTTAGCAAATTGATTTACTAGTTCTGCGTCTGTGATAATTTGTGACACGTGTTATTCTCCTATGTAGTTTATGATTAGAAGTCGTTTAGACCAGCTGCTGTAGGTGCTTCTGTTGGGTAGCCAGATGAATTGGTGAAGAAGACAGAGATGCCTTCATGTACCAACTGCATTGACTCAAACAGAATTGCTCCGTTTGTTGCATCCAAGTCCGTATAGCTTAGGTTTGAAATCCAAGCATTGTGTACCTTGAACGCCATTTGAGGAGCGTCGTTAACTACGTCAGTTCCTGGGTGCTCGTTGACAGTGATTAGGATGTCAACACGAAAACCGCCTTGGCCGTTAAATCCACCTGTTGAGGTAGGAGTAGAGGCCGCAGTGCCGCCCTTAGCTGAAGGGTTAAGTCCTGAGCCAGCCGCTGCGGCAAACAAGCCGCGCATCCAGGTCATTGCTTGGTCGTTGCCGTAGAGTACTCCACGGGTAAACGAAAGTGGCGAGAACGTAGTCATACCAGGAATCTGGTGGACAGTTGTGTTGTAGCCGCCTTCACGGTACTGGATAGCTTGAGTGTTGATGCTCAAACCAGAGATGTTGGTGAAACCGCCAACCCATCCAGTTGAGACTCCAGTGGTAGGAACAGAGGTTCCGCCGTTGCTTACAATTCGTGAGTCAAAGACACCGTCACCCGTAGAAGCTGCGGTGAAGGTTGCATTGAACCTAAACGAGCGTAGCGGGTCTGTGGCCAGACTTGAGTTGTATGTGCTTAGTGAGCTGCTTGTCATTTTTTATCTATCTCCTTAAGAAACAGTGATGGTGCTACCACCGCTGTACTGGCCGATGTTGATGATTACGAATTCAGCTGGACGCTGTAGAGCTACGCCTACCTGAATATTTACATATCCATTGTCAATGGATGCTTGAGTGTTGTTCGTGCTATCGCAGAGGACAAAGAATGCTTGCGATGGCGATGAACCCGTTAGACCGCCCTGAGACCAGAACCCTGTAAGGAACGAGCTAACAGTGGCGTTAATACGTCCCCAAAGTACTGAGTTGTTTGGCTCAAAGACCGCAAACTGTGTAAGGCTTTGAAGAGACTTTTGTAGGTAAATGAGTGTGCGCTCTACTGGTACATAACGAGTTGTGTATCCTGCTTGTAGAGTACGGGCACCCATGACCACAATGCCTGAGCCTGGGATGTAGCGGATTGCATTAACAGGAGCAGATGCACTGTTAAGAGAATCCAAGTTAGCGTTTGTCAAGTTAGGAACTGAAACAACGCCAGCAAGACGAGCTTGAAGACCAGCAGGGGCCTTGAAGACACCGCGTGAAGAATCTGTAGCAGAGTACAGACCAACAACGGATGCTCCAGCACCAATAGTGAGGGTAGCGTTACGTGACGCTCCTACACCAACAGTTGGGTCAGCAATTGTAATTTGTGGGTAGTAAACAGCCGCAACTGGTGTTGCTGTGTATGTAGCAGCTAATGTAAGCTGGTTAGCAACAGTATCGTTTACGCCATCAACTACAACAAATACGTCGTTGGTTCGGGTTGAACCAGTAGCGTATGAGATAGCTCCGTTAACAGTTGTTGAGTCTTTGTATCCTGGGATGTTAAGTACCAATGACTGTTGGATAGTGTCAAAGTTTCCAAGAGCAGAAACAATGGTGCTTCCTGTAACAGCCGAGCCGTCAGAGCCTGAAGACAATGCTGCGTTAGGAATTGCGGTAGGGTTGCGAGTAGCGCCTGTTGCAGTAGAGCCCATATCTGTTACGGTAATGAAGTTAGAGCCACTGTTGATTACGTTAACTGCATAACGTGAATCTGAAGCTGTCATTGAAATTGTTGGCCAGACTTCAACAATGTTTGCTGCGGTATTTCCGCCCTGGTACACAGTGAGGTCAAAGTATCCTGTTGCAGCGCTAGCAACAATTGTTACGTTGAGGCTATTTCCCCAAGTACCAACGTTATTAGCACTTACTTTTAATGTAGCTACTGAAGGAACTTCAGCATCACTAAATGTACGAGTAGCGGCGGTAGCACCTGAGCCAGGTACGCGGTTTACAAATGCTGAGTTTCCACCGTTGTTGAAGTACATGTACAAAGCAAGTGGAAGAGCGTTAGATTGAACAGTGTTCCAAGAGCCGTAAAGATTTACGTATTGGCTCCAAGAAGTAACCAAAGTAGGTGTTACTGGACCACGGTCATTAGCACCAGCAAAAGCTGCAACTGTGTTAGATGACGGACCAGCAACTGGTTGAATAGGGTTTAGCGTTTGCTGAACGTACACCCCTGGACGTTGATATGTTGCCATTATATAGTCTCCTTATAGACGTAGTTTACGATTAGGGAAGCGGTTGGTAGCCAGACGGGATGGACGATGTAGTAGTGTTGATAGAAACGTGCTCCACATTCTTGTAGGCAGTAGCTGCCTGTGCTGGGGTCATTTGACTTAGCACTCGAACAGTAAGCACATTTCTAAGAAGACGACGGTCACCAGTCTCGCCAGTAACTGCGTCTCTTTTTACAAATCCATCAAGGAACATAGAACGGATACTGTTTTCCGTACCCAGTTCGTTAGGCACTGTTAGGTAGCCGTACTTTGATGGAAACTTATTTAGTAGCTGGTACATAAGCGCACGGTCATGGCGCGGATGACGACAGTACGAAGTGACCTGGTAAACAAGGTCATATGCCACAGGGGTTACGTATTGGTACGAGATTCCAGAGGCGGGTGCGATAGTGCCTTGGTAGTCATCGTCTGTTAGGATGCCGTATGTTTGGCGGTCGTTGCCAGGCATGATGTCGATAAGGTCAATAGTAATAAAAGGGAAAGCCTGGTCACGGATTTCAATATCAGGATACCCAAACCAAGTCTTAACTGGTCGGGTTGCGTTCTTATCATCAGATACTGTGATGCCAGCCAAAAGAGTTTTAATAGCCAAGTCCTCGGCTACGATAAATGGGTTACCCATTGAACACCCCCGCTATCATTGTAAGTACGGCGTCTCTTTCAACAACACGCTCAATAGTTGAGCTCGAACGGAGTAAGAATGGGCGGATTGCCGCGTTAGGCAGGCCAAATTCAGCTCCGTACTCTAGGTCTTCAATTTGAGACTTAAGCTCTGGAGGATAAGTAACTTCTAGGTTGTAGAACTCATCAACCTCTACCCCTAAAGCAACAACTATGTCTTTAGGCCAGCCTGAAGCGTTGGCAATACTATGGAGTTCCTCTGTAAGTAGAGGTACTAAGTCGGCTGATGTTTTTTTAGCCAGCGTGTCTATGTTATTTTTTCTTGATAACACGCTTAAACACCGTTGCTGTGTAGTACGTTTCTCCTTGCGAGTTGAGCATAGATGGGTCTACGTCAGGGACGTTTTGTACAATAGCTTTAGCAAACTCAGTGTCTGAGGGCTTATCTATTTTACGGTCGGCCATTGGTATCTCCTTTAGGAGGCAACATACTTCGCAAGGGTGAAACTTTGTTCCCCGCATGGGAACTAATATAAGGATAAAGCAAAGGCCGCCCGTAGGCGGCCTAAGCGTTTACTTCTTTACTTGGACTTCTTGACCTTCTTGGCCAAAGCCTTGTCCATCTTGGCGTCTTCCTTAGCAGATGGCTTCTTCTTATCCATCTTCTTGTCAGCCTTTTCAAAAGCTGCCTTTTGCTTTGGGGACATGCCCTTCATGACTTTGGCGTCTTGCTTCTTATCGGCAGACTTACCCTTGCCGTATCCAGCTTCGCCCTTTTTCTTACCGCAACCGCATGACATGCACATTACTTGTCCTTCTTTCCTTTAACGGCCATCTTGGTCATCTTTTTCTTGCCGTACTTAAGGATACCAGCCGCAGCCGCTACAGCGGCAGGGTTCTTAGCGCCAGATTTCTTAGCCTCAGCCTCAACCTTTTCAAAGCGCTTGCCTGAGCCCAGCTTAGGCTTTTTTGCTGCCTTTTTTGCTTCCATCTTTTTTACCTACTTTCTTGGGCAACTTCTTGCCCTTGGGGGTGTGCTCTTCCCATTGCTGGGCCATCTGTGGATGGGTCGCCCGCATCCACTTTTCTTGCTGTCTAGACTTAAATGGCATTATCCGACGTTATAGATGGTTAAGTTAGCTGATGGAGATGCTGGGCGAGTTGGGTTTGTACCAGCTGCAGTAGCAATTAGTGACATCCCCGATGCACCAGACCACCAGTGAAATTGGATATAGTCCCCAGCAACAATTGAAATAGGGGCTTCAATATTTGCTAATACTTGTGAATTCTGAGCACTAGCTGTAGTAAAGGTAAAAGCAGAAGACGGAACCTGAACACCGTTTTTAGAAAACCAACAAGTAATGTGGTAGTCACTTGTTCCACCAGTAAAGTTAAACTGACCTAAAAAGTTAAGGTTGTAGGTGCCAGGTACAGCAAAAACAATCTTGCTAGTATCTGAACCAAGAGCCATTCCTTTAGTTAAGTTTGTTGTATCCCAAGTAATTAAGTTATCTGAGGTGGTCCCACCACTAGCTTGGCTTGTACTTCTAGCAAAGTTACCGTAGTAAAGAATAGCTGCGGGAGATAATGATTTCTTTACGCTCATGCTGTTGTCACCAACAATACCGCTACGTTAGAAGAGCCGCTTGAGATTGCCCACACATTTTCATTTCCTCCGAGGAGGTCAATTGAAACAGAAGCCCCTGGTACTAAAGAGATACCATAGTTTGAAGAGGTAACTCCAGAGGCGCCAAGATATACGGTAGCAGCGGTGTCTACGTTTTCAACGTATACGGTGGCTGACTGCCAAGTGTAATTTTTTTCACCAGTTACTGGGTCTGTAATTATTGCGTTTGCGTTTAAGTCAACAGCTGTTGAACTGTTAAGTGCAACTGTTGCATGAGATAGTGCCATGGGTCTCCTTAGTTGGCGTACTGTGCAAATTGAGGGTCATTAACCATTTCTTCTGGCATGACCTGAATACAATCAATAGCAAGTAAAGTATAGCGCTCTGTAACAATGCCGCGTTGCTGAGTGAGGTATGGGCGGTAAACTTGACCTTTCCATACTACGCGGCTTTTATCTTGAGAGCCAATGTTTTGAATAGCTGACTCAAAGCCAGGGTCAATTGCATTGAGGTCGTCAATGTTTAAAGTTAAGTGAAGCTCATCGGCCTTATAGAAACCAGCCTCAGATGTCTTAGCTGAGCCCTGAGCAATAACTGCGCGGACTACAGGAATAGGGTATGGGCCAGTCCACTTACGGCCGCCGCCAGATACAGATATGTTATCGCCAACATCGTAGATTGGGTCTACAGTTGTATTGACGGCATCAAAGAACCACCATTGGGCGTGGGTACCAACTGGGTTTCTAAGCTCAGAGTTAACACCAGCTAGGATGTCATTAGTCTCAAAGTCGGAATCAAACCGACCGCCTTGAGTATATCCGCGCATTAGAACGTGATGCTTCCACTAGAGGTAAACGAGTAAACAGTGTTGCTTCCAGAAGTAGTTACTGTTGGGGAACCAGTCGTGGACGCGGCCGTCTTTGGAGCTGAGATAATAATTATGCCAGAGCCGCCAGACGTATTTGTTGAGCCAGAGTTGTTTCCATACACACCTCCAGCGCCGCCGCCAGTGT